GGAGACCGGACTCTCGAAAAAAACGTGTTACAAGATCCGAAATGATCCCGAATTTCAGAAGGTGATCCGGGACGCAAGTCAGCGAAGGCGATCGAGAAGGATCTCCGGAAGGTTGCGAAGTCTGTCCGAATCGTTGTCCCGACTCCGGATCTCGAACACGGTGACATTTCAGATTTTTTCAAAGATCACTCCGTCGAGGATCTGGAAGAGCTTCTGAAGGAAGAGCCGAAGGAAGACGATCACGGGGACGATCTGGATCTCGATCAGTTCCATTTAATCAATGACAAGGGACGGATCACGGGAGTTTTCGATCTTGCGATATTTCAATATCTGAAGACGGAGAAGGATCTCTTCGTCTTGGGTGGAGTCCCTTATATATACCGGGACGGAGCTTTTCGTCCGGATCAGTCCGGAGCGGAGCTGAAGACAATGATCCGTGAGCTGATCTATCCGGAGTTCGTAAAGTCTCCGACAATCAAAAGGATCTATGATCTTTTCATTTCGGACGCTTCTCTTCAGGTAACGACGGAAGATCTCAATCGCTATCCGGTCGAGTGGATCAATTTCAAAAACGGCTTTTATGATCCCGTTAATCGAAGAATGATCCCACACTCTCCCGAATATAGAGCGGTCAATCAGATCCCTCATGAGTATAATCCAGAAGGTCAGCTGAAGGGGACAGCGGTTCAAGAATGGCTCATGTTTATCGGTAACACTCCGGAAGATATTGAAATGTTGTGTCAGTTTTCGGGACTATGCCTGACACGGGACACACGTCAGCAAAAGTTCACGATCCTTCTCGGAGAAGGTGGATCGGGAAAATCGACCGTGATCCGAATGATCGACAAAATGATCGGGTCTGAAAATATATCAAATATCAGTCTTAATCAGTTGTCACAACGTTTTTCAGCGTTCGGACTCATGGGAAAACTGTTAAACAGTTGTGCGGATCTCGAAATCGACGCTCTCTCGGACGTTTCGACGCTGAAGAAGGTTCTCGGAGAAGATACTCTGTCAGCCGAAGCGAAGGGGAAGGACGCTGTCAGTTTCAAGTCATACGCAAAATTGATCTTTTCGACGAATGAGCTTCCGATCGTCAAAGCTGAGAAGACAAACGGTTTCTATCGACGGTTGCTGATCCTGACAATGGATCGAGTCCCGGAGAAGAGAGATCCGACGTTTTTCGATCGGTTGTCCGCTGAGATTGATGATTTCATACGGATCAGCGTTCAGGCTCTCGAAAGAATGTATCAAAACGGACAGATCACGGAGTCCCTTGGCTCGATCGAAGCTGTGAAGCGTCTCCGTTGTGACTCGGACACCGTCGAAGCATATCTGATGGAGCGGATCGAGAGCGATCCAGAAGGTCGAATCAAAAAAGCGGATCTGTATCGTGATTATGAAACATATTGTCAAAACATGGAGCGTCAGTCCCTGACGAAACAGAATTTCTATCGAAGCATGAAGACGAAGGGTTTCGGAGAGATCAAAACGAACGGGACGGAGTTCTTCCGGGGGATCAAATACTCCGAAAATCTCCCTTTTTTCTCCCCGAAAAACTCCCTAAACGGTTGGACGAAGATCCCGGACGGTGAGAATCCGTTTGAAAGATCATGAAAAAGGGAGAGTCCAGGGACGAAAAAGGGAGAAACAGAAGTCCCACAAAGTCAGTAAATACAAGGGATAGGGAGAAAAGGGAGAAAAGGGAGAAGAAAATAAATGAAAAATTTTAGAGTTAAAAAACAAGGGTTTTTATACATGAAAAATATCGACTCCGAAAATATCTCCCTTTTTTCCCTAAAATCCCTGAAGGGGGTCGGACTATGAGAAACACTTATTTTGTAACGTGTCCCGATTGTGGGTCGAATCTCGATCCGGGGGAGCGTTGTGATTGTAACGAAGGGAGAAAAAAACATGATGAAAAAATACAAGATCTATCAAACAAAGGACTATTTCACGGTCTGGAAGCTGAAGAACGTCGGGAACGGTTGCATATACGACGACACGGGGCGACGGTTCAGATCCGAAGAAGAAGCACAAAAGTTTATTGAAGACGACCGAAGGAAGGACGGTGAGAAAAATGACTCCGAGTGAAAAAGCGAAGGAAACACGGAAACGACACGAAGAAGCACGAAAAGCGAAGGATCAGGAAGCGAAAGAGATCCGGGAGAAGCTGAAGAAGGGCTGTCTCTCGATTTTGGAAGATCCCCGTCTGACTCCGGGGGAACGTCTCGAAGCTCTGAAGATCCTTCACGATCTGACAAAAGGACGGTGATTGAATGGCAACGGCAAAGAATTACACGGAAGACGAGAGAGTGATCTCAGCTTTTCTCAATAATTTCCGAATGGTGGACGTGATCCGGGAGACCGGACTCTCGAAAAAAACGTGTTACAAGATCCGAAATGATCCCGAATTTCAGAAGGTGATCCGGGAGCGGAAGGAAGCGATCCTGAAGACGGCTGTCAATAAAATGCAAAGCTATCTGACGAAGGACGTTGAGATCCTTCAGCAAATAATCGAAGATCCGGAGACTTCGGCTCAGACAAAAGTCAATGCGATCCAGACGCTCATGAATCAGCTGAGAGACTGGACGACGACGACGGACATCATGAAGAAGCTCGAAGCACTTCAGGACACGTCAGGAAACGTTTATGACACGGTTTAGGGGGTGCAACGGTGAGATTATCGGATAGAGAGCTATTGCGTCAAATAAACGATCTGGAAGCGTCTCACGGGGCTTCTGTGAAGCTGAGAGAAGAGATTGATCGTCTCGATATAACGGATCATATCGCTGATTGTTTCGTCCCGGTTCATGAAGACGTTACACGGGGAGATCATACGTTTTTCAATCTTCCGGGCGGTCGTGGATCGGGGAAGTCGTCCTTCGTGGCTCTGGAAATAATCAATCAGATCATGAAGGATCGGAGCGGTCAAAGTAATGCGATCGTGATCCGTAAATATGCGAACACTCTCCGGGGATCGGTTTTCAATCAAATACAATGGGCGATTGACACTCTCGGAGTCTCGGATCATTGGAGATCGACCGTCGTCCCGTTGCAATTTATCTATGAAACCGGACAAGTGATCCGTCTCTCCGGGTTGGACGATCCGACGAAGCTGAAGAGCTTGAAACCGACGAAGGGTTATTTCCGGATCTTATGGATCGAAGAGTTTTCGGAGATCGTGGGAGAGTTGGAATTGCGAAATCTTCAGCAATCAGTTTTGAGAGGTGGGGATCGGTTCACGGTCTTCAGGTCGTTCAATCCCCCGATTTCGTCCGCAAATTGGGCGAATCAGTTCGTCGAACGGAAGGACGATCGGTCTCTGACAGTCCGGACAGATTATCGAATGATCCCGGCTGAATGGCTCGGAGATCTATTTCTCGAAGAAGCTGAGAAGCTGAGAGAAATCAATCCGAAGGCATACGAACACGAATTTCTCGGTCTTCCGGTTGGTAACGGGTCAGAAGTATTTCCGAATCTGGAAATCAGGACGATCACGGACGAAGAGATCCAGAGACAGACATATATTTTTCAGGGTCTCGACTTCGGATTTTCGTCAGATCCGTTTGCTTTTGTCCGGGTTGCATACGATCGAAAGACGGACACGATCCTTTTCATTGATGAAATATACAAAAAGGGTTGCTCAAATAAAGAGATTGCGGATCGGATCATTGAGAAGGGCTATCACACGACGGGGAAGGTCTCTGGAAGTATCTTCGGGGCTGAAATGTATGAAGAGAGACAGTTGATCGTCTGTGATTGTGCTGAGCCGAAGTCGATCGTCGATCTTCACGACAACGGATTGAAGGCGATCGGCTGTCACAAAGAGCCGGGTTGCGTTCAGTACCGGACGAAGTGGCTTCAGCACCGAAGAATTGTGATTGATCCGGAACGGACTCCGGAGAGTGCAAGGGAGTTTCAAAATTATTGTTACGTCGTGGATCGGAAGACGGGAGAGATCACGTCGGAGCTTCCGGACGCTAACAATCACACGATCGACGCTCTGTCTTATGCGTTGGATCGGCTTATTTACAGAAAAGGTATATCAGCATAAAAGAAGGGAGTTGAGATCATGGGACATTTATCAATTCATTGTGACGGTTGCGGTTCAGATT